TCAAGTAATCTCATCATGCATTGAGATGCTTGGCTATGATGCGGTCATGACGATCGCAATGAAGCAACGTATTCTATCTGATTACATGAATAAGGAGGATGAATAAATGTGCGTCGCATGTAACATGTGTGAAGAAGTATACCTCTGTTCTCATGGTCAAGTGTTTTACGATTCCAAAAGATTCGGTTGGGAATGCCCTCACGACTTCTCGCTGATCTATCAATGCATGAGGTGTTCACAATGAGTAAGAGTGAAACATTGTATGTTAATCCGCATGAAGTTATCGAACTATACGATCAGTTACGGTCTTTGTTTGATAATAATGAATGCGTTATGGAGTTTCAAGCATACATTAACGTCGTTCAAAGATTACACGATCTAAAAGAACGGGTTCATTATTGCAAAGAATGTACTTCGAGATATTTTAGACCCTATCATTACAGTACTGATGAAAACCCGCCAAAGTATCAACAGATTTGCCAACCATGCACAATATCGAAGGATGAAGTCGAATGAATTTGAATAATTGGATTCCAAGATATACTTGGTGTGAATCCTGTAGATCAGGAGATTCTAAATCCCTGTCTGGGCATTTACATGGATGTCCTAAGGAGGAAGAAGAATGATGCCAAAATACAAATGCCAAGGTTGTCGTCTCGAAACACGTCGATTGAAATCAAGATGTTTAATGCAGCTGCAAATAAATCAATGGAATGGAATGTGCATCAATTGTTGTTGCCTCAATTCCATACGTCGTCGCCCATGCGACGATCCGACTGGCCTAGGATTTACCAGAGAGACACACAGGTGAATTAAATCCACAGATATGCGAATATCAAATATTCTGCAACAGTTGAGCCAGTAAGCGTGACCAATGTAGCAATTGAAAGAAAGATGTTGAACTTCATCAATCCTTCCAAACTAGTTTCTTTTGCTTCTTTCTTTTCTTGTCGTGCCATCAACCATTCAGCGAACTTTGTAGTTGTTGTTTTCTTTTCTTCAATTGGGTTTTCACTTTCAGTCATTGTATCACCTTAGAGCATTCTGACATTTCCATTGTCAGCGTGTTTAATTGGAGGCCATTGATCTCGAACCGCACCAGAAACTAATCCTTGGTTTAATCCTTCCAGAATCCAATCGGGGAATCGACGGCCTTGAGGTTCATCAAAAGCACTCATCGTTCGTGCGTCGGCTATTGCTGATCGCACTTGAGCAGTGGTTTGCATCAATTCATTATCGAGAGTATTGATTTCAAGGAAGAAACTTCCCGCTGCAGTTGGATCTACCATATGTTCACCAACAATACCACCATATCTCCACATAGGAAATGTGTTACCACGTAATGCAGCTTTGGTAATCATATGTCCATTTGACATCAATAATGCACACATAGCATCATGGCTTTCTGCCAAATTACCCATGGAATGAGTCAAAAGACTGGTTTTTTTGTCATCAACTACAAACATAAAACTCCATGCGAAGTTTGTGTATGTCGTTTGTGGCTCTCCCATAATATGAATTGAGATGTATAAATGATCACTGTAGAATATAGCTAAGTTACGTGAACTTATTTCAGTACTAGGGAATTGTCGCAATGAGGTTGGAAATCCATTACCCATTCGACCATTGGCCTTGAATAATACTGAATCGTTTCCTGCAGATTGGTAACGAAAAGAACCAAAAACAGTAGCGGGTATCAGCTCAACAAATGCCATATCTGTTGGAACTGCTGGATAAGGCGATACAACAACTTCGATGTTAGGAGATCGTTCACTAGAATCAAAAGCAAAATAAGCATCCTCAAACACATCGATCTGAATTAGTCTATGCATCATCCTTTCTTTCAAATTGATTCTTTTCTGCAGGTAAACATTTCCATTTATGTCTGTTGTAAAAGATTCAAGTTCTATTGTTTCTTTAATTGTTGTTAAAACCATCACTTACACATCCTATGTGCGGCTTTTACCGCTGCTTTAAATCCGCCCTTCTTCCAGGTTCCATTCTTATTCATATGCTTAGGCTTAACCTTAGCAAATGCTTTCTTGTATTTGCGTTGATAGGCAGTAGTTTTCTTACGAGGCTTGGGTGCTTCCTCCACAGCCATAGTTTCGACTACTTCTTGAACATCTTGCACATTGCCCCCAGTCGGCATGATAGTTTCGCCGCCTCTGATGTAGATCTGAAATGTAGGGTCTGAATTCAATCGAAAGTATTCATGGGCAGGGATCGCAATCATGTCGTATGGGACAATAGTTACTTCATCAGCAAGTCGGTTAAGTGGGTCTAACATGATAAGTCCAGCTGCGCCAACCTTGGCAAGGCGTTGAACTGCACCTGCTTTCCCTTTTAGTGGGACTTCTGGAACATCAAAAAGACGTTCAAGTGCTTCTGCTTTGGTTCTCTTTCTAGGCATCTAAAAACCTCCTTAGAGGTCTTGAGCCTGAGTGAGCATTTGAGTTAGATCCTTGGAAGTAATCTTTTTCGGTTCTGCTATAATCATAACGTCGATTTCAAGAGTTGTGTCAGCAAGACGGCTGTTTGTGCAGTTATCTGCTACAACTCCAATCAATAGATCGGTAACGATGTCATAACCTTCAGGGTGAAGGTCTGGAGTTCCGTATAGGTTTTCTTGATATGCAAATGCATCGAATAGAGCAGAAGCACCAGTTCCAGAGGCTTTTGCTGCTGATTGTCGCTCATACATACAAATGACGTTAGGTGATGCAATACCGACATCAGCTGCAAGTTCGTACGCAGTTGTAGTTGCAAAGATTCGAATTGACGCTTCGTTTACTGTTGCGCCCAAAGCAGCTGGATCTTCGCTACCCATCCAGATCGGGAATGCTTCGGTGGTGTTAGGATCTCTTAGTTGAAAACGAATTTCCTTGATTGCAAGTCCTTCATTTTTTACAATTGAAACATAGTCTGACATATCAACACGGCCATACACTAAAGCGGTATTGCCCAAGCTTGTTACATCAAATTGTAGTCTGTCTCGTAAAATTACGTCTCCTTTGCCTTTTGCCATAGTAAATCATCTCTTTTTTTGGGGTGGAGGTCGCAGGCAGTTATCAGACGTATGACGATCCAGAACGTTCCTACCTGCTTCCTCCAACACTTACTAAGTAAAAGCGGTTTATTAACGTGCCTTTCATCAACGGATTCCCATCTCCGCGAGCGAAGCGAGCCAATCTTCAACGCCACCCATTTCCCCGACCACCACCCCAATGGTAATGCCCCCCCTATATTATTCCGCTGGCGGATTTTTTTTTCGCCAAGTATAAATAACATTATTATTTAGGGTAAAACATGGCGAACCAATACTCCATAACCGTAAGCAACGGGGCTGATGCTGTCCTAAAACGATGTAAAGATGGAGGTGCAAAGATAAGTCAAGTAATCTCATCATGCATTGAGATGCTTGGCTATGATGCGGTCATGACGATCGCAATGAAGCAACGTATTCTATCTGATTACATGAATAAGGAGGA